GCCGCCGCACGCGCATGGCTCAGGACGATGTCATTGACGCCGCCGCGTAGCGATTCCGGCAGCGCGGCCAATTCGGACCGCAGTTCGTTGAGCCCGTCGAAATGCAACTCGTTCTGGCTCATGGGATCACTTCTTCGCAGAGCAGCCGCAACTCGACGCCGTCCTCGTTCACGTTCTGATACCCGCGCACGAACAGATCGCGGCCGTCATAGGTGACCTTACTGTCGACCGTCACGCCAGGATGAAACGGCAGCCGCACCAGATGCGTCACGCTGCGCTGATCACCGGACGTGCCCGGAGCCTGCGGTTCAATCGCTGCCCACGACCCTTCGGGCGACAGTGGTGTCCAGTTATCGTCGCGGCCCTCCGACAGCGTTACCCATTTGTTGTAGTCGCCCGCGCGTCGATTCACGCGCACCAGCGGTCACCGTGCCAGAGTGGTTCGATCCATTCGACGCGATCGGTCCAGCAGGCTTCGGCCGATGCGCGCGCCTTCGCGCCGTCCGGGTCCATGCCTTCGCGATCGGCATCGAGATACGAGACGTACATCCGGATGCCGTGCTTGATGCGCTCCGGAATGAGCTTCGGATCGGTGTAGCCGACCACGTAGGTGATCAGCACGCGCGGTCCGTGCGCGCGATCGGCCTGCAGCGCCGGCCAGTTTTGTCCCGGTGCGCGCAGAATCCGCGCCGGTCGACTCGTCGCGTCGACCACGTAGACGCTCGAACTGAGCGTCTGCAGATTCCCGTCGGTGTCGTAGTACTGAATGACGGGCGCCGTCGACGGTGACGCGTTCGGATCGTTCTGGAGCACCTTCGCGCGCGGCAGGTAGATCCGCTCGGCAAAATGCGCCAGCTCCAGCCGCCACGTCTGTGTGTAGAGTCCCCAGCCGAGATAGTCTTCGGCCTCTTCCCGCGCGGTCTGAATGAACCGCTGCAAATTCGCGTCGTTGTTCGGCTGCGTGTAGCGCGCCTGCTGTCGCGCCTCGATGATCGAGATCGGTTCCTGCTGCGGAGCGGACACCAAGATCCACTGCGCGCCTTCGGTCGTGAACCGGCGCGACGTATGGAGCCACGGCCACAGATCGGTCGTCGTCATCGGGCGCCTCGACGCTTGGCGGCGCTGTGGTCCGCGGCGACGGCGGCCGGTGCGCCCAGCGCCGCCGTCTCGCGCGCTTCACCGACGATTTCGGCGCGGCCGTCCGCGATCCAGCTCTTCGCCTGATCGGTCATTGACGACAGCTCGATGATCTGACCGGCCTGAAATGGCACGTCAGGTACCATCGATGCTGTCGTCACCAGAAACCGAATCTTCACGCGGTCCCTTCCGCCGGCGCGGCTTCCGGTTCATCGACGACCACGCGGCAGTCGCCCGATACCGATCCGCCGACGGACTCGATCGCCGCGGTCAACGCGTCGAACGCCGACTTGATGCGCGCGACGTCCTCGTTGCTGCCCGAGACCTGCTCGCGCAGGTAAAGATGTGCAGTCGCCATAGACCCTCAGCAGGAAGGCGGGGACGGCCCGAGAGCCGTCCCCGACAGCAGGCTTACGCCTGCGCCATGTAGTAGACGGGGTGGGTGCCCGCGTCGAGCAGATCGCCGTCCGACCGCGCGAACGCGAGGAACGCGACCTGGTGGAGCTCGGCGAAGCGCTCGTCGAGGCGGAGCAGCGTCACGTCGACGACGTCGCGGATGATGTACTTCGAGAAGTCGCCGAACAGCAGCTTCTTCGCGGACGACCCCGGCGACGCCATCGACTGATTGATAACGTAGGGATAGCCGAGGATCGTGTCGGGCTGCCCCGGCGCGAGACCTGGAGACCACAGCGGGTAGCCGGTCGTGTCGCCGGAGTACTGCAGCACCTTGATCTTCTTCAGCGTCTTCAGCGTCGCGTCGTTCATCATGAAGCGCGCGTTCGCCCGGTACGCCGGATCGACCTTGTGCAGCAGGTCCACGATGTTGTCGTAGGTCGGCGGATCGGCGACGCCGGTCACGCCGGAGGCCGCCGCGGTCACTACGCCGTTCGGCTGCGAGCTTCCGGTACCGGTCGTGAAGTGGTCGTTCTGCAGGCGCGCGATGCGCGTGCCGAGCGCCGTTCCGAGGAACGCCGGGACATCGATCGAGGAGTCGTTCATGAACTCGACCGACGCCAGGATGTAGTCGGACGAGTACTTCCACGCGTCGAGCACGAGCTGGCCGAACGTCATTTCGGTTTCGGTCGCGCCCGTGTTCTCCGAGAGCAGTCGGCCCTTCTGCGCCGTGTCGTTGACGGTCGGGATCGGCAGCGGGCCGCCCGTGGTCGTTCGGATGATGCGCGAGACCTGTCGCATCCCGCCGAAGGCGAGCAGCGCGACTTCTAGCGACTGCATCATCGCGTCGGCCACCGTGTAGCCGCCGGTCGTGGTCGTGGACTGCGCGCCAGTGAGGGCCGCGCGGGTTTCCTCGCGCCAGCTCCGCACATCTTCATCGCGGGTGGACTTCAGCGGCTTCGGCCCGAACAGCCGAAGGTTCAGCGCCCGCTTGTTCGGATCGAATCCGCAGCGGATCGCGTTCGCGCGCTGGGCTTCGGTGATCTCCGAGAGGCCCATGTCGGCGACGCCACCGCGACACCACGTCGAGAACGCTTCGGCGCGCATGGCGTCGGTGATCTGACCCGTGTACTGGACGGCGTTGCCGCGCGACTGCGCGTCGTTCGGCTCACTCCGGCGGCCCTGCGACTTCAGCGACTCGGCCGCGGCTTCCTGTCGCTCTTCGCGTTCGATCTGCTTCGTGAGCTTGTCGACGTCGGCGTGGATCGCGTTGAACTTGTCGTCCTCGTCTTTCGTGAGGTCGGCACGGTTCTCTTCGCGCGCTTTCTTCAGGATCTCGTCAGCCTGATTGACGAGTTCGCCCTTCTTCTGTCGGAGTTCGACGAGTGTCATGGTCCGTTCCTCGTGGTCGTGCGGAGGAACGGCCGGCGACACATGGCACCGTAGGCGCTCACCCACGCACGAACTGCTGTCAGTTCGCGTTGTTGTGGGTGAGCCGGAACTAGGTCCGGAGCGTCACCGTCTTGGCGCCGAATAGCGTGCGCGAGCTACGTCACGCGCGCGATCGGCTCACTGTGTTGGCTGAGGCTATTGTGCGCGAGTCTGGTTCGAAGTCTACTTTTGAGATACGAAAAGCCGCTGCCTAATCACGTCCGAGAGGTCAACGCCTCTCCGGATGGCTTCGCGACTCAGATCGTCATGGAGGGCTGCCGGTAGACGCACAGATACCGCGCCGTCGAACTCACGTGGACGACCAAATCGCTTCGCAGGTGGCGCCGGTGGCGGAGGCGGCTTCACCTGATCAGTCGGCGGCGGGGTTGGTTGCTTTCGATCGCCCATGTCCGTTTATCGGGCCGCCAGATTCCGCAACTGGCGCTGCCGCATCGCGACCGAATCACGTCGAGCGGTCTGCAGGAACGTCCGCAGCTCGCGCTGGGCAACGCTCGTATCGGGATAGGCTGGAAACGCCACGACCGACACTTCGGAGATCGACATGTCGGTCACCGTTCGGAGCAACGTCCCGTCGGCGTCTTCGTCCCACTCCTGCCCGCCCGGCATCACGCGGAAGCCGAACGACATGCCGGACACGTCACCGCGGCTCACCGCCCGCAGGATGTCGCGTGCGTAACTGATCTCCGGGTCGAGCTCCGCCGAGAACCGCAGGCCTTTCGAGTTCTTCTGCAGCGTCAGCGTGCCGGCGCGCGTGCGGCCGATCACCTTCCCGCTGTCGTGGTCGACCAGCGCCCGGATGTCTGCGGCCGTCGTCAGCGACCGATCGACCGCCTTCGGATCGATCTGCTCACGGAAGCCGCCCAAATCGACCGACAGGCTGTTGAACACGATCGCGTAGCCGGACAGCCGGTTGCCGTCGACCTGATCGACGCGGCATTCGCGGTAGGCGTCGTCTCGGGTTTCGTCGCGCTCGCTCATGCCGCCCTCCGGATTGCGTCGATGACCGCCGCTGCTCGATCGCTTTCCCACCGCCGCAATACGCGCTCGAGCGCCGGCGCCAGCGTGTCGGCGTCGTGCGTTTCCGCCACAGCGCGGATCTCGCGCTGCGAGTCCTGCACGTAGGCGTCGATGACGTCATCGATCGGCGTCAATTCGTGCCCTTCGATCTGCGCGATGGCGTCGAGCATCGGCTTCAGCCGTTCGCGCAGATCCTGCCGATGGACGGTGTAGAAGTGCTCGGACCATTTCAGGAGCTTTTCAGGTTTGCCCTGCGCCTTGCGCGCTTGATCGCTTTCCTTCCTCAATGACCAGTCGATCACGG